ATATATAAAAGGATAATTTCTTATCATCATTCCAACTTCCTTCGCATTCAACATCCGATCTTTGGTTTCATCTATAAAAAAAAAGAAAAACTCTGGCCTCTGATTATCTGTGACCGTTTTAGATTCAGTACTCCTAAGTCTTAAGGATATACTTGGTTTTTCCCACCCAATCAGGTCTAAATTATTCTTTCCATCTGCAAACGCCGAAGGAGGAATCATGCTTATCTCCCCTGCCTTTCCTCGAAGATATAATCCCAATTTAATATCGTCTTGTGCAAAGCATATTACAGGATAAATCAACAATAATAATACCATTACATTTTTTTCCATTGCATATTTCATGTTTAGACACAACTCTTACAATCTCAACTGTCCGACAACCAAACTAACAGAGTATATTTCACTTTTAGGTATCTTAAATTCAGGATACTTTTCAGAAAACTCCGAAACACATAATATCGCATCATCGGCATCATAAATTCTTTTTATAACGATCCCTTGCGCCGTATCCAACACATGAACCCGCCCCCATTGTATAAAGTTTGAATTTTTAATAAACAGGCAAGCGACTTCATCGCCAGAATTATATGCAGGTGTCATACTGTCGCCTTGTACTTGAATGGTAAAATCGTATTTAGGGAATGCTTTTACCAAAGGAATTTGTTCGCATTGGCTCTTTGTAACTCCTTCCATTGCTATAGAAATAGCCCCCGCCGCGGCTGTATATGGGATTCTTGGACGTGTTTCTTCAACATATTTAGTAACATCACCTTTGCGTTTCATATCTCCTTTTCCTGTAAAAAACCATTCTACAGAAACTGAAAATTCTGCAATTGCAGAATATATTAATTGCAGAATATCAATATTCGGACTACTTTGCCTTTCTCCTAATATTGAAGACATTGTACCTATCGGTACTCCCGATTTTCTACAAAGCTCTGATCTATTACCATCAAAAAGCTCATTTACAACTATTTGTATTCTTTCATTTATTGTAGTCATAGCACATAATTATTTAGAAACAATCTAAATTGTTTCAATTGCATAAAAGTAATGCGTTTAAATTTTAAAGTTTACGCAATTGCATATATCTTTGTCGCATCAAAGTTAATCAATCAATCAAGAAATAACAAATTAAATAGATAGAATTATGAAAGCAATCATTGACTATAAAAGAGTAAATAGCGAATTAACCGGTGCAATCATGGTAAATGAATACAATGGCAATCTTAGCTACATCGCAGTAACAGCATCTTCAAGTAAAACATTCAAATCGATGAAGGGCGCTGAAAAATACATGGCCAAATTCAATTACGCAAAACAGTAAAAACAAATAATAAGTAAAACAATGGAAACATCAACACCAATTAAGCCGACTCTTCTTGAAATGGAGATCGGAGCAAAAGTAGCCTTCCCTAAAGATCGAAGAAAGTCAGTAAGAACTACAGCATCAGACATTAAAACGGATGAAGGCAAAGTGTTTACGACTTGGATTGAAGACGATAAACTATTTGTGAAACGCAATAAATAAAATAATCATGGTAAGAAAAATAACAGGAAAAGTAGAACCGGTTGCCAAGAAATGGCTCAGCAAAACCGAAGCAATGGCATACCTTGGAGTATCAGAGGATTATTTAATGACACTTAGAAATGCGGCCGAAATATCATTTTCACAACGAGAGAGGATGATATGGTATGACTTAGCGAGTATAGAACGATTTTTAACAAGAAACAAAGTAGTATAATGCTAACCCCTAAACAGTCCCCTTTCGCCCTAATCGGCATGTTTCTCGCCTGTTTGCTTGCAGAAGGCGAACCGGAACCGGGTAAATTAATCATCGCACTTCTGGCCGTAATTGTAACGGTACTGTATGTGATAGTATGTAACGAAGTAAATCAACGCAGAAATGAAAAGAGAAAATCTGAATTGTATCGGTAATTGCCGCCTCTGTTCCGTTCTGGGCGAATGCCCGGCCGATCATGTTCATTGCGAAGATTGCGGAACCGAAATAGAAACGGGCGAAGGTATTGAAGTCGAAGTTGAAGCGGTGCAGAACGTCCGACACGGTACGAAAATGATAACGGTATGTCCGGGCTGCTTCGCGGAGTACTATCAGGGAGATGAAACGATAGAGTTTGATTAAAAACAGTATAGAAATGAAGCAAAGTGAACTAACGCACGGTTCTCTATTTAGTGGAATCGGTGGCTTTGAATTAGGTGCTGAGATGGCCGGAATTGATACTTTGTGGAATTGTGAGATAGAAAAATTTCAAGGTGAAATATTAAAAACCAAATTTCCTTATGCAGAAAGATTCACAGATATTACAAAAACAACCGGTCTCCGATATGTGGACATCATTAGTGGAGGATTTCCGTGTCAAGACATCAGCGTTGCCGGAAAGCGTGAAGGTATTAAAGGGAAGCGTTCCGGGTTATGGAGCGAAATGTATCGAATTGTACGGGAAGTTAGACCTAAATACGTCATCATTGAAAATTCGCCAGCTCTCACTATTTCCGGTCTTGAGCAAGTCTTATGCGATCTTTCCAAAATCGGGTTTAATGCGGAATGGCAATGTATATCAAACTACGCTTTTGGATACCCGCACAAAAGGGAAAGGCTTTACCTTATTGCCTACTCCGACAAAATCGGATTACAAGGCGACATTTGTAACGATGGACGCTTTAACTCGATATTTAAAGAGTGGACATCAGATACGAGTGTCGGATATACTTGCGCAAAAAGGATTCTTGAAATCCCAGCGCATAGCATTGTTAGAAATGATGATGGGTTTCCCAATTGGACACACAGAGTCGGCTCGATAGGAAATGCTGTTAATCCTTGCGTTGCAAAATACCTATTTGAATGTATTAAAGGATTTGATAAACAATTAGCGTAAAACAAGAAAGAAATAAATCAATTATGACACACTGGAAAACCCAATTTAATTACCCATATCTGGGCGCTCACAGCCTTCCGGAAGGCAAAGACTTAATCCTTACTATCCGAGAAATGAAGCGCGAAGAAGTGACCGGGGAAAACGGTAAGAAAGATATGTGCTTAATCGCATATTTTCACGAGAATGTCAAACCGATGGTAGTTAACAAAACCAACTGTAAAACATTGGAGAAACTGTTTAAAACGCCAGATATTGAGCAATGGATCAATAAGGCTATGCAAGTCGGCTCCGCTCGTGTAAATGTAAAAGGAGAAATGGTAGATGCACTTCGTATCAGACCATTTGCGCCGAAGCTGGATGATACCAGATCAACCGTTGAAACAGGTTCCGCAATCTGGAATAACATTATAGACGGTTTAAAAGGCGGCTATACAGTAAATCAGGTTATCGCTAAGTACAAACTAACCAAAGAACAAATAAAAGAATTACAGAAACATGAAATCCGCTGAACAAAAAGAATTTGAATGGAAAGAAAAACGGCGTGGTCTGATTACAGCCTCCGTTCTTCCTGATCTGATGAAAGCTGGCAAAGGTACGCCATTTGGCAAAGCCGCTTTAGATGTGATGTTTGCTGTTCGCTATGAACGCCGAACCGGAGTAACCCGAGAAAACGGCACAGCAAAGGCCTTCGATTGGGGGCACGAAAATGAACCGCTCGCCGTGGAATGGCTACGTACGCAGCTATTAAATGAAATCAAGTCCTGTACTACCGATTTTGAGGACATCGTATTTAACGAGCCGTTTGAAGGCTTTGGCGATTCGCCGGATGCCTATGTATATGGCTTTGATGGAAAAGTATCGGCACTGGTTGAAATTAAGTGCCCGATGTCACAAGGAAAGATCGAGTCACTACAACTGCTACAGGAAATTAACGACAAAGATGAATACTATTGGCAGTTTCTCGGGCATTTCCTTGGTCGCCTGGATGTAGATACCCTGTATTATATCATCTATGACGGCTATGTAAATGACGGGCGTCTGCTTGAAATGCACCGGAGTGATCACACTGAAAACATACAGAAGTTGTATGACCGCGTACGACTGGCAAATGAAATGATAGACGAATCATTACGGAGTGGTCGGGATTTTCTGGAATGTATCGACAAGGCTAAGGAAGTTTTAGCGATAAAGGTTGAAATTGAAACATTAAAACCGAAAGCAAAAGGCAATGTCCCGGTACAAAATCAAATAACAAGGCTAAAAAAGCAATTAAAGAAATTGAAATTAGCAAGTACTGTCACAACACATTAACATAACATTTTAAAATATACAATTATGATGCACACTTGGTTTTTATGCAAAATCCGTTACGAGAAAATAGACTCAGACGGAGTTAACAAAAAAGTTACTGAACCCTATTTGGTCGATGCACTCAGCTTCACCGAAGCGGAAGCACGTATTATCGAAGAAACGACACCGTTTATCACTGGCGAATTTACCGTTACCGATATAAAACGCGCCAATTATAGCGAACTCTTTCCATCTGATGAAGAAGCGGCCGATAAATGGTATGCCGGACGACTTGCTTTCGTTGTGCTGGATGAAAAGACCGCAAAGGAGAAACGAACCTATACGAATGTACTTGTACAGGCCGCCGATCTCCGCGATGCTATGAAGAAAGTAGATGAAGGTATGAAAAATACCATGGCGGAATATCAATCTATTGCATTGAAAGAAACTGCAATTATGGATGTCTACCCATATCGTTCAAAAGATAAGTAACAACAAACCGGGTGAAAGTCCCGGTTAACGGAGCGTAGCTTAAAGGATAGAGCAGCGGCGCGCGCAGTAAAGACAGCAGTATAGGCGGTTCGATTCCGCCTCGCTCCACTACTAACAAATATTATCAAGATGGCAAAATACAACAATACCAAGTACAAAGGATACGACTCTATTCGCGAGTATAGACGGGCGCAAGAACTGAAACTGCTCGAGAAAAAGGGGATTATCTCTGATCTGCAGGAACAGTGTAAATACGAGCTTATTCCGGCGCAATACGAGTATTATGAAGTGAAGGGAGTCCGGAAGATGCTGCAGAAAAGAAAGCTATTGGAGAAGTCCCTGTCCTACTATGCCGACTTCGTTTATTATCGTGATGGCGAATTAGTGGTGGAAGATGCGAAAGGGATGAAAACGAAAGAGTATATAATCAAAAGAAAACTGATGCTTAGTATACATGGTATCAGAATAAAGGAGGTTTAATCATGGCAAAGAAAATCATTCAACCACAAAGTAAACCGGATTGCCGGAGGTGTAAGTATGGAGGTAAAGAAAAGAATTATATGTGTTACTGCTCCGCTCTGAGTGTCTTTAGATCGGTAGGCGTAAGGCCGTGCAGTTATTATGTTTCTCGATAATATGGATGGATATACGTTAATGGAACAAATGCGAAGAGCACGCAGACGCAACAGGCTTACCGCTACCGAACAAGCACTATTTTATGAATTAGTTGCAGTTTGTAACAGCGAGGGCTGGGAGGACGTTTTCAGTTGCTCAAACATTGAACTATGCTGTTCCCTCAATATCGACGAGAAAACTTTAGTTCGGGCACGGTTATCTCTAATTAATGCAGGACTGGTTTATTATAAATCGGGTAAAAGCAGAAGAGTAGTCGGTTTATATTCTTTCTCTAAAAAGTTCAAAGATGAATCGCCAAAGAAAAAGCCGACTACCGGAAAAAATACGGTAGATGTGCCAACCGAAAAGCCAGTCGAAAAGAAAGGAGATACGCCAGCCGATGCGCCAACCAATATGGGAACCAATCAGCCAGCCGATGCGCCAGACTATATTAAAACTAAAACAGAAACTAAACTAAAAGAACTCTCTCTATCTCTCGATGAGCTTTCTTTTGTCTCTTTTGAGTTTTTAGATGTCTTTCTGTTGTGGCTGGAATACAAAAAAGAACGAAGAGAAAAATATAAATCTGATCGGTCTGTTAAGGCGTGCTATGACAAGTTAGTCAAACTAAGCGGAAATGATGCGAATGTAGCAAATGAAATCGTTAATCAGTCTATCGCCAACAACTGGGCAGGGCTTTTTGAACTTAAAAATAATTGTAGAAATGGAAACAAGGAGCAAACAAATGATGTCGATCAAGCAACTATTATCATTCGGAAGGCCGACATCTGACCCTGTGCCCGCAAAGGATCGGGCAGAATGGTTTAAAGAGTGTTGCCGTTTTGTATGCAGCAATTTTCAAATAGACAAATCAAACCGAAATGTGATGAATCAAATATTTCTGTACATGGAAAAGGACAGGTCGAAACTGGACCCGGAAAAAGGTATTTTGCTTTGTGGCCCGGTCGGAACCGGAAAATCTACCATTATGCAGATAATGAACCGATACAGATACTTTGTAAGCGGACAGGATAAAGGCGGTTATCCGATGGGAGGTTTCCGTATTGATTCTGCTTCATTCATTGCAAATAGCTTTTCTATGCGAGGCAAGGATGCACTGGAATTGTACACGTACAACAATGGCAGTCCGCGCATGATGTGCTTCGATGAATTAGGGCGTGAACCCATTCCGGCAAAATACTTCGGTACAGAGTTGAATGTAATGCAATATATCTTTCAGTGCCGATACGAGCTCAGGAGAGAAGCCTTAACGCATGCAACAACAAATCTATCAATAAAAGATTTGCAACTTAAATACGGCGCTTATATCGCTGATAGAATTAATGAAATGTTTAATGTGATCGAATTAGGAGGCAGCAGCAGACGATGACACCGATAAAAAGAAATAAGAATCCAGCAGGTGACTTTAAAAAGTCAGTAGTTCGCATAGACCTCGATGACTGGAAGCGGCTCGACGCTATCAGAGCTAAATACAAATTCAAAAGTATCTACGAAATCATGCAATATCTGGTAGGTGCATTTCTGAGAGTCGCCGATCCGGAACACGAAGAAAATGACGATCCCATACCGGACGAAATTACGGAAATGTTCAGCGACTTTGCGCAGGCTGAGAGGCAGTTCAACTACTCAAAGCCGAAACGGGCATTGCCGCAACACGTGAAAGACGAGAAGAACGGACAACTACGATTTAAATTTTAAATAATGATTAAGAAACCAATCAACGCAAATTATTTGCAAGACGTTCCGGAACATCATAAGCCCGTGAACGAACAGAACCGGAGGTATATCGACCGATTCGTTACAGAGAATTACGAACGCTTAAACAGCAAGTTTAAAACAGACGAAAAGATCAATTCAAGCGGATTCGGGGCACTCGACAAGCTGAACGAGACACTTCTAAGGCTTTATACTGATCCAGAATTATGCTTTACGAACTGGCCGGATGCAGAACGGTATATGTCGAGCAAGTTCACTGAAAAAGAACTACGCGTCCCGGTTCGGAAACCAAAGAGAGGGGATGAAGTGGAGAATTAATTTAAAACAAATAAGAAATGAAGAAATTAAAACGTCTGCAATATGGTGATTTCCTGATAAAAGGCAAAAGCCTTATGGAAGTAATGATAGAGAATAAATCTTACAGAAGATATATCAACCATTTAGGGAGATTATCCAAAAATGTATTACCCTTTTAGCTATAAAAGAAAGGAATCAAACATGAAAGTAGGAGAATATTCATATTCTATACACGGACGAAATTACAGAATATGCGTGTGTGATTATTCAGACGGGAAAACACAAATATCAAGTCCCGTTCGTAACGAACCGCTTTACATCGACCGAGAAGAAGCCCGGAAACGTGTATACGAGTTGAACGGCTGGAAGTATAAACCTAAAATGACAAAGCATGAATAAAGCAGAACATTACATTCAACAGGCCACAATGGAACGGGTTCGTTCGCGTGACCAGATTCGAATAGTCGCAACAGAGGCTATTCGAATACAGCGAGAAGAAACGATAGCAAATGCAGTCACAGTATTTAAACAGATGTGCCCGTCAAGAGTAAGCAAGGGTTGTGCGAATGTGACTCACAAGAAAGAAGCTCAGTCAACCCGATGCGATGGGAATTGTAAGCGCATCAAGTATTTACTTGCTGGTATGAATAAGCTGGAATGAAGTATTTAATTAAACGGATTCAATGCGTATCGGGCGAAGTAACCGATACGCATTATGTGAACTTTGAAACAAATAATATTGAAGCTACCAGAAAGGAACTGCACGAATGCTATCAATGCGATAGGATATTATTTAGTTATGAACAAATAAATAAAACACAATGAGCAGAAACCCGCATTACATTAAGATGATCAACTCGCAGCGCTGGAAGAATCTACGTTGCGATAAGCTTAGAACTAATCCGGTTTGCGAAGTATGCGAGGCAAACGGACTGAGTACACTTGCAACCGAAGTACACCACAAAACCCCGGTTGAATCCGTTCCGCATGAACTCGGGATGAAACACCTTATGTTTGACCGAACGAACTTACAGAGCCTTTGCCATGCGTGCCACTCTGAGATACATAGACGCGCGTTTAGCCATTCGAAAGAAGCAATTCAGGCAAACAACAGACGGGCAACAGAGCGTTTTGCGGATAAGTTTCTTTAATTAGATGGGCAGTCACAAAACAATAAACTGCATCTACAAAATTATCCGTGTGATCTAAATAATATTATTGTGAAAGATTATAGTGTTTCATACATTTGCTGTTGTGAGCTTACAAAACAAATATAGGCGAATCCCGAAAAGCCTTAGATAGAGTAGGAAAATAAAAGAAACAATATGGCAGAAAATCAAAAAAAAATAGCTGATTGGTTGCTGCAAGAATCAAAACAACCAAGATACACTTATAAATGGAGTAGTAATTTAAATAACAATTCTCTTTATTATTGGGCTACGGATACTAATGCCCCTAATATATTAACGACGCAAACTCTAACATTAGCATGCTTTGAACTTCCTCTTTGTGCTGCTGCAATTATGGGTATATTTAGCAAAGAAAATATAAAAGACATTTACAATCGCAAATTTAAAGAAAATAAGAGTTGGCATAATATTTTAAATGGCAATAAAATATTTTCTCCTTCTCAATTTAATTGGCAAAATGAGACTTTTGAAATTCCATATGGTAGCATTGTCTCTTTTAATGAGGATGAACATATTGCCATAGCGGTAGGAAGAGATGATTTGTCAAAAGAAAACAAGATTGTTAATCTATGGGGGGAAGAAAAGAAAGGCACTTCTTATATGGGCGTTGATTCAATTAAAACAATAGCTTTCTTGTTATCTAATAATGGTAAGAGAAATGTCGTCGTACGTTATTCTGATACAATTTGGTAATCAAATTAATTAATAGTACTCTCTTTCTCGCCTTCCTCTATTTTAGAGGGGGGCGTTTTTTTTTGAGGGCGACAGACCGCTCAAACCCACTCCCACCAGTTTTTACACGCGCGGAGAATTTTCAAAACGAGGGGGTATCCGTTGGGGGTGACATTTTCCGTTACAATCTACGAGCTACCAAATACTTACTTAAAAAACATACGTGTAAAAAGCGCGTAAAAACATGGCAACTTTAGACGACATAACAGAAAAAATCCGTTCCGCAATGGAAGCACAAGGCACATACACCCCTGAACTTGATTTGTGTATAGAGCTTTGTGCCGGGTCTTATATGGCGTTCCGGATTGCTCTATCTGACATCTCAAAAAAGCGGATGAAATCTTTCACTAAAGAGATAACCCGCGAGAATAATGAAAAGCTGGTTGCACATCCGGCTTTTAAAACTCTGTTTGATGCGCTTGAAGCCACTCGCAAACAGTTACGCGAACTTGGTTTGACATTGCAGACCCTTGCATCAGGTGAAGCCGACGAAGTAACCGAATTAATTGACGAAGTAAACAAGGCGGATGACTATGAATAAGGAGGAACTTATACAGCTAAAGACTGCTACCGTTGACGCATTGCGCTCCGTTGATATAAACTCTTATCAGTTAGATAAAGCGGATATCCGGTTAAACACTTATATAGCCGGATGTATAGGCAACCCGGAGGCGCATAACCTTTACGAGTTACTTGCGATCCGTCGTTTCTTTTATCTGCTGGATAAATACGACTTTAGACCCGGTAAGGTCCGCCGCTTTATTGTGTTTTACGAAAAGTTGAAGTTTTCCGGCACTAAGGGGCTGACGCGATATAAGCTAACTCCGGTTCAGGTATTTCAATTCACGAACATACTCGGTTTTTATAGACCAGGGACAAATAAACGCCTGATTCGTGACGCTCTGCTATTTGTCCCTCGTAAATTCAGCAAAACGACAAGTATCGCAAGTTTGGCAGTATTCGACTTGTTGTTTGGCGATGCTAATGCACAAGCATACGTTGCCGCCAATTCCTACAATCAGGCTAAGATATGTTTTGATGAAATCCGCAACATCCTGAAAGCGTTAGACCGGAAGTTGCGACATTTTAAGATTAACAGAGAGATCATAAATAACAAAATAAAGGGCAAAACCTCTTTCGCCCGGTGTTTGGCGTCCAGTCCCGACAAAGGGGAGGGGTTTAATGCAAGCGGGGTGATAGAAGAAAAATATCCAAAAGCCGATAGCGCCGCTTTGAAGAACGTTTTAACTTCTTCAATGGGTGCACGGCTCAACCCTTTGACCATCGTAATAACAACCGCCTCAGACAAGCATACAACCCCGTTCACTGAAATGCTTTCAATATATAAAGCCATTCTACGCGGTGAGGCTGAGAACGATTCTATTTTCGCCCACATCTTTGAACCCGACATAGACGATGAAGAAGGTGATCCGGCAACGTGGTATAAAGTACAACCCCACATGGGGATCACGGTTTACGAGGACTTTTACAAGGACGCTTATCAAAAGGCGCTATATAGCGCACCTGACGCATTAGAGTTTCGCACAAAGCTCCTTAACATCTTTGCGGTCAATTCTGAAACGAAATGGATTGAGGCAAGGGAGATCGAGGAACGGTATAAGGCTATCCCTGTAGATAAGATCACAAGTCACCCGCCTACGATGGTAGGAGTTGATTTATCGGTACGTGATGACTTTTCAACTGTAACGTATAATATCTATTCCCCGGATACTAAGTCATTTCATTCCGTTACGGATTACTATTTTCCGGAAGGCGCTTTGCCCGGACACCCTAACCGGGAATTATATGAAGGATGGGTCAAGGCCGGATATTTGAAGCTATGTCCGGGCGAAGTGATTGACTACGAAATGATCGTGAATGATATTTTAGCCCGGGCAAAGTACTTGAAAATTCTCGGAATTGGATATGACCCATATAAGTCGGCTGAGTTCGTAAATCTATTATCCGCATCTACAGGAGATGCGAGCGACTATATTCAGCCCGTAAAGCAAACGTACGGTTCGTTTACAAGTCCGATAGAATCCTTTGAACTTGCATTGCACCGCAATAGAATGACGTTTGATCCGAATCCTATTACTCCGTATTGTTTTGGCAATGCTGTACTCGATGAAGATCGAAACATGAATAAAAAACCGGTTAAACGTACACATAATAGTAAAATCGACTCAACGATAACAAATCTAATGACATTTAATTTATTCAATAATTTAACAATATAACACGATGAAACTACGCTATAAAATAAAAAATGCAATCATTCGCTCTTTAGGATTGAGCAATTACATTAATACAAATTTCTCTTCACTTCCGGCTCAACCGATTAATGTGAATAGCACTGATACGGCAATGAAATTATCTGCCGCTTATCGCTGTACTGCAATTCTATCTGGAACAATCGCCTCTTTGCCACTACAATATAAGCGAAAAAAGAACGGAGTATTTGTCCCGGATGAAAAAGAAACTTTATACCGGCTTCTCACCCGCAGGCCTAATAATAGAATGGGTAGTTTTGAGTTCATTCGTAATATGGTGATACTAATGGTAAATCGTGGCAATGCGTATATTTTTATTCGAAGAACGTTCGGAGAACCAACTGCTTTAATATTACTTTCTCCCGGATCGACAACCTATGATAAGTATACAGATACTTATACGGTTTGCGATATTATCAATCACATAAATGGTGTGTTTGAATCAAATGACATCATTCACTTAAGACATAATAGTCAAGACGGAGGTTATACCGGGGTAAGCGTGATAGAATCTGCCTCTCGCGTTATGAGTGTTGCTGCAAGCGCAGATAACCAGACATTGAAAACATTTCAGAACGGTGGAAAGATCAAAGGTATTATTTCTGGTATAAAAGGTGAATCAAAAGGGCTTAACGCTTTATCCGACAATCAGACCTCCGATGTTGCTGAACGTGTCGAAAGTGAATTAAGTTCCGGGCGTGATATAGTTTCAGTTAGTGGTGACATGTCATTTTCACAGCTATCATTTACGCCTGCTGACACCCAATTGATCGAGAATAAGAAATTAACGGTTCTTGATATATGCCGTTTTTATGGTGTACACCCTGATAAAGTTTTTGCCGGACAGCCAACTAACTACAAGGCGTCAGAAATGGGACAAGTATCGTATTTAACAGATACTTTACAGCCTTATTTGAGACAGATTGAATCAGAATTTGAAACGAAGTTAATATACGATGCTGTTGCATTTGATTATAAGATCGGATTTGATCTATCAGTATTGTATCAAACCGACTTAATGACACAGGTGACGTACTGGAAAACTCTTTTAGAGATAGGCGGTATCACTTCAAATGAAATTCGCGCGCATTTGGGAAAAGCCCCTATTTCCGGTGGGGACATAATGTTTATTACTTGTAATGTGGCTCCGGCTGATTCGCCTAAGATACGGGGAGAAGCGGGAACACGAACAGAGAACGAGCTACCAAAAACAGAGGATAAAAACATATTGTAAAAAGGTAATTATAAAACAATGGAAATAAGAAGTTTTGGAGAAAATGCAGCCCCGAAGCTATTGGATGAAAGGATGATAGAAGGGTATGCAATCGTATTTGAGCGTGAAAGTCGTGTTATGTACGACTTAGAAAAGAAGCGTTTTTTTATTGAGGTCATCAAATCCGAGGCTATCTCTGATGAATTACTCCGGAGTTGTGATATAAAGGCTCTGTTAGAGCATAATAAGCAAAGGCTTTTAGCAAGGTGTAACAATGGGGAAGGTTCTTTATCCTTGGATATTGATGATTATGGATGTATGTACCGCTTTAATTCACCTAATACCCAAGATGGAGAATACGCAATAGAAATGATTCGTCGAGGTGATTTGTTCGGTTCTTCTTTCGCGTATATCACTGATGAAAAAAGAAATATAGAGTACTCGCAAAGAGATGGATTATTAATACGTACAGTTAATAAGATAGATAAAATATTTGATATTTCTATAGTAAGTGATCCGGCTTATTTCGGTACTGATGTAACAGTGAGAAGTCTTGGAACACATATACATCCGGTCAGTAAAGATAACTATCAAATAAAAATAGAGAAATTAAGAACATTAATTTAAAAATTACGATTATGAATTACTCA